TTCGCCTCAAACTCTAGGTAGCATTATGGAGCAGCACTCTTCTACTCCCCCTACTAATATTCATCAAGAAAGAGAAAAAAATCCTAATAGTCATGAACAAACATTAGAGCAGCTTAAAAAAGAAAGTTCGGCGATTAGACCACAATCCTCTTCTTGATTTGCCTAAATCTACTATAAAATTTGAAGAGTGTATCGAGATTATTGAAGAAGAGATACGCAAAAGGCGATCTAAATGGAATCTTCAATCCTTGGCTTGGATGGACTTTGACGATGTTTCCCAAGTAATTAAAATACATATCTTTAAAAAATGGAGTCTTTATGATTGTCGTCAACCTCTTCGTCCTTGGCTCAACAGGATAATTTCTAATCAACTCAAAAATCTTATAAGAAATAACTATGGAAATTTTTCTCGCCCGTGTTTAAAATGTGCAGCAGCAATCGAAAGTGATGAATGTAGTTTATTTCAGAAACAATGTGATTTATGCCCCCTCTATGAGTATTGGAGTAAAAATAAAAAAGACGCTCAGAATTTAAAAATACCTATTTCTATGGATTATCATTCTATAGAATCCAACAACTTAACCTACACTACTGATAACTTTGAATCCAATAAACAAAAATTACACGCTACGATGCTTTGTAAACTTAAGCCCTTAGAACAAACTGTTTAATATATATAGAACAAAAATCAGATGAAGAAGTTGCTGCTATTATGAATTACACTACATCTGAACAGGGAAGGCCACCTGGCTACAAACATATTAAAAATATTAAAAAATCTATTATAGAAAAAGTTAAAAAAGCTTTAGAGAAAGGAGAGATTGATATTATATGAATAACGATCCAATTATTTTAACAGAGAGTCAGAGAGAAGCGATTCTTCAGGAATGGAATAGCCGCCCCGATAATCCTCCTTCTCTTTTAGAATTAATAAAAGCGGCGTTCCCTAATGATAAAGTAGATGGAAGAAGCAAAGAGGGTAAAGCAGTAAAAGCTTTCTTGGTATCTCGGAGTATTAAAGCTAGAGCCGCCCAAGATTATCAACATAAAGAAATAAAGTTAACCCCAGAGCATAAAGAATTTATAGATAATAATTACAAAATGATGACCTTCGTTGAAATAGCGAGGGTTATTTTTGCTAATGAAAAGATTACTAATTTAAATAAAGAAGCTAAAGTAGTAGAAGCTTATATAAAAGAAATAGACCCTTCTCATGATTCCTCCGAGGAAATTAATGTAACGCACGATGAATATAAGCCTCCCAGCACCTTTAGTCTCACCTTAACAAAAATTAATAAATATATTTTTGATAAATGGAATAAAGATAAATTAGTAGCTAGAGAAAAAAAGAATGTGGAATCTTTGTTGGGATACATGAATACCTACAGATTTATACATCAAATTAATAGTTACAGTGATTCTGCGACTCGTGATCTTTTTGAATCTAGTTTCGTAAGATACACTTGTGATAAAAATGATTTAACTCAAGAAGAGGTAGACCAATATATAGTATTGTCGTCAGAGGTGGTTATTGCCTCTAATATTCAGCATAGAGTAGAGCATTTGCAAAATTTACTAGACGATGCTGCTAATGATACGGACGGAAGACGTATTGCAATGTCTCTTGTAGAGGCCATAAATACTGCTCAAAACGAATACCATCAATCTGTTAATCGGCAGCAAAAACTTCTAGAAAGCTTAAAAGAAAAAAGAAGTGATCGTTTAAAAAATCAACTTAAAGAAAACGCTAGTATTTTAAATTTGGTTGAACTGTGGAAAAGTGAAGAATCTCGCCAAAAAATGATTAAACTAGCTGATTTAAGAAAAGAAGCGGTAGAAGAAGAAATTGTTAATTTAACTTCGATGGACGAAATCAAAGCTCGTATAATGGGAATATCAGAGGGGGAAGTTTTGAATTAAATGATTTTACCTCGGAAGAAAATAATATTTATCCATATCCCCAGAACGGGAGGTACAAGTGTGGAAAAATATTTTAATTTTAAACATGAAGCAGGATGGAAACCAGCGACTGCTCAACATTTAACCCTCGAAGAATATTCTAAACACTATGATCTGGATAAATATTTTAAATTTTCAATTGTAAGAAATCCGTGGGATAGATTGATGTCTTGGTATTTATGGTCTTATGCTGAAGTAATTTATTTTCAATATCTGTCTGAAAATGGACAATTTTCTTCAAGAGGCTTATCAAGCCGCATTAGAGCATGGAATAAAGGACGGGAACTCCTAAGTGATAAAAATAATAAATTTACTGACCAAAAATTGTTTTTAAAATTTAAAACTGCTTTCTCTGGTTTTATAGAAAAGTTAGAATCACAAAAAACTTTAACTGCTGACCCCGCTTTTGATAATAATATAACTATAGAAAATAGACTAAACGGAAGGTGGATAATGCCTCAAGTTAGATGGCTGGAAATAGAAGGCAAAGTTAATTTGGATTACGTTTGTAAATTTGAAAAACTGAAACCTAATTTCAATACAGTGCTACGCAAAAACAAGTTAAAGCCTATACAACTTGAAAGAACGGGAAAAATTCACAATAAACCAAATTATAAGAAATTTTATACCAAAAAAAATCAAGAGATAGTTTCTCAAATTTATAGGGAAGATATAAAAAGATTTAAATATGAGTTTTAAATGTAAAGCTTGCGGTCAAGAATTTGAAACTGAGAGGAAACTTCACTCTCATCTAAAAAAACATGATTTAAGAGTGGCAGC